TGATCAGACTCAGCAAACGGCTAATTTAGCAGCTGGTGCAAACTTCATGAAGGCATTAAGTTCAGCGATCAATACATTCCATTTATCTGGTTCAAACTTAGAGATCATTGAGTTTGTTAGTAACCCAGAGAATCAGCAAAACTTTTTGTTTTTGTTAGCGGATGTAGCTCCTGGAATCAAGGCTTACCAGTTTATAATAGCAGGGGTTAGTTACTAATGTTTTATGATTTCTTGCATTGGATAGAGCCTGGTTTTTTTTGGTACGTTATACTGAATGTGTGTCTTGGTCTTGGGCTATCTGTATATAAGAGAGACGCAATGTGGGCTTTGATGTTTTTTTCAAGCTCGTTATTTATGATACCGATGTTAATCATACTAATGTATGCAACGTTTCTTTATTTATTTTTGGCTTTGCCACTACGGGCGGTAGGTAGGTGCTTTGAGCATAATTCGAAAAGATTTGTTTTGGATAAGACGGGCGTCTTAAGGTACCGAGGCATCGGTTGGAAGGTGGCCCTGTATTCTAGGAATATCGCTTTAAGCATAACAGATCAAGGGGTTGCTACTTTGCTCGGCCAAAGTCCAGACATCTCAATCAGTGAGGCGCTAGGTTTAGCGGCGATAATGCATGAGCAAGGTACAGCGCACTCTAGTCCCTTTGTTCTAAAATTCGGCAAATTTGTGGACTGGCTTTTTTACAATAAACTATGGAAGATTGAAGAGAACCATATTCGTAGTTCTATAGATCATGGTGAGAGCTGGAGACATACTATAAATCATTGGCATTTTACGGATGCTGATACAAACTCAAGAAGTCTGGAGAATTAAATGGCAGTATTTCCAAACTTAAAGCACGATGATTGTGTTCAAGTGTGTGATTGCATAAGGTTTGATGCATCAAAAAGTGTGATAACTGCCCCACACCAAGAGTCAGACGTAACTATGGTTGAGATATCAGCAGATGGTTTAAACTTTCAGGTCGTGCATGATTCTTCTGGCAATAGAGTTTACAAGAAAGACTGGCACCTAGATTGGTGCTATGAATCTATTGAACCGCCAGAGGGTCCACCAGCAGAGCCTGTTGGTATAATAGAAAACAATATACAAGTTCCTACAAACGCAACGACCGCATTAAGTGGTTCTAATGTAGGTTTTGGTCAGACATATGTGGCTACACAAAGTGGAGATTTAGATTATTTTGAAATTAATCTTCAGAATTTATCTGGTAGTGCGGGTCAGTTATTCTTAGAGGTAAGAGCTTTAGATAACGATGGGAATCCAACGATTCTAGATGCAGCAGCGTCTGCCCCAGTGGATATAGTTTCAATACCTAATGATAATATGAATCTAGTGAGGTTTGATTTTGCTCCAGGTTTTGAGGTACTGGCGGGTCAGACATATTACTTTGCGGTATTATCGGTTGGCCGTATTGGAACTTTGATTTCGCACTTTGATTCAAGCGTTGAGTTGGGTGGTCAGTTTCGTTTTACAATATCCGCTCCGGCAGTTGGCCAGACTGAGAACGTATATTCATTTCAAGATGAGTCTTTGAGTTTTAACGTAGGACTTTTAGAAGTTTCAGATGAGCCGACATTTACTGGTGTTATTGGTTCAGCTACACCTTGTGTTAGAATCACGTTATCAGACGGAACAAAGTTTGAGAAAAAAAGTGAGATTGAGATTAAGACCGAGCAAGAGGATTGCTTGTTTTCAGATGACAATGATTTAGTTGAGCATGAGCACGATATTTTAGAATGGTTACCAGAGGGTCGATCAAGTTTCATATATGTTCATCGGAGGGCTAAATCTAGGATCTTTGCCTGGTTAGAGGAGCGCGGGTTTAGGGATTGCAATGGTAAGCCGTTTACAAAAGAAGATGTTTTTAAGAGGGAAGAGTTTAAGGAGTGGTCGACGTTTTTAGCATTAAGGTTGATCTTTAACTTTGTCTCTAATTCTAATGGCGACATTTATCAGGAGAAGTATCGGGAGTATTGTAAGTTTGAGGCGGATGCTAGAACTAGGATGTACTCTTTAGATATTGATGGGGACGGTGTTCAGGATAAAAATGAGCATGGTTCAGTTAGTTTACGAACAGGGTTATTGGTTAGAGGGTGAGTATAACTAAGGTGTTACCTTATTTCAGGGATTGTTTATGCTCCATCGGTTTAGAGGAGTGGACGGCTGAGGTTACAAGTGATGAACCTCCTAATACTACAGTAGATAGGAACTTCACTCTAAACTTGGGAAACATACTAGCAGAGGCCGTTAATCATACATCATTTGAGTATAGGGTTCCGGTTACGGTTATTTTGTATGCAAAGACATTTCGTTCGCAGATTGAGGGAGTGGATTGTCTTATTGAAAAAGTAGAAGAGGCAAATTGTTGCTTGCTTGATTTAGTTAAGAGATATCAGGCTGAGCAGAACAATATAAAGGCTGTTGTTCCAACTAGTGTGAGCTTTGAGCCTATAAGTGTGACAAATGATAATGTCTTGAAGGCTGTTATGGACTTTGAGGTTGTGTTGCATGTTGAGTATAGAAATTAAATTTTACCATCATGGTGATGGCAATTAAAAAGGAGATATAAATGGCAGGACAGTATAATGCTGGTAATGTGAAAATCGCGCCCCATGATGCGTATTATGAGGCTAAGGAAACAGTTTGTGTTAGTTTCGCTGGAATGTTACCAGCAGATTTAGCAGACACCTATTTCACCATTTGGGGTGAAGATAACATTGAATATAACGTTTGGTTTAACCTAGATGGTGCCGGAGTTGCTCCAGCTGCAGCAGCTGGTACATTGGTTGAAGTTGCTATCGCAACTGGTGACACTGCAGAGAGCATGGCAGCTACTTTAGCCGGATTAGCAGTGGGTAACTATACTTTATCATTAGATGGTCTTTTGGTATTTTTTGTTAACAACACAATGCTTGAAGTTCAGAACGTAGCGTCTGATAACACTTCTGGTCTTGGTGTAGATGTATTAACTCGTGGTGGAAATGTTTTCTTAGGTCTTATTGACGGAGATATTTCTATCACTCCTTCAACTACTACTGCATCAGTGAATTCGCATCAGACAGGCACAACTCCTTTGAGCTTATTAATTCAAGGTGTTGAAGCTACGGTTGAATTGACTCTTTTAGAGTGCACTAAGTCTTTGTATAATGACATGATCAGGCTTTCTGGTGGTTCGGTATTTACACCAGATGGTGGTACAGAGGTTGCCGGTTATGGAACAGGTGCAGTTGGTACAAGCGCTATTTTATCTGCTCGTACTTTGCGACTTCACCCTGTGTCTTTGGCAGCAGATGATTATTCATGTGATTGGTATTTTTGGAAAGCTAGACCAGAAGTTGGCGGAATCACAATTAGCGGTGAAAACCCTCAGACACTTCCACTTACATTTACAGCATTTCCTGATACTACCAAAGAATCAGCTATTGATGTTTTTGTTTACGGAGACGGATCGCAAAGCGGTCTTTAATATTTAATCTCATCATTGGAGGTACATTATGAGTGAGAGTTTAGTTATAGATGTGGCGGCCGAAAAGGTCGCCGCTAAAGTAAAAACAGAAGACGGTAAGATCTATGAGATCTTATCGCCAACGCTTGAGGTTGCTAAGGATTTTGAAAAGCTTTTAAAAGAAGGCGAGAAATTAAATCCAGAGGATCTTTTGTTGGCATATTCTAAAATTGGATTACCCATTGAGGTTGGAAAGAAATTGCCTATGAAAGTTTTAAAGAAAATAGGTGAGAGCTTAAGTGGTGATCAGACAGGAAAAAAGTAAGCCAGCTTTTTTATGTTGGTGCTAGCCTCTGTTATTACTACGGATTTAGTCATAAAGAGGTTAACAGTATGGACCTATCAACGGTTATGGATTACTGGAAAGCGCTTAAAGCACTTAGAGCAGGTGATGCTAAGACGATGGTTGAGACTTCACTTTATCCCCACCTTAAAGATAATAGGGACAGGGAGAAGGTTCAGAGATCTCTTATGCAGTCATACACTTTGAATGTAAGTGATGGCGATTACGTAAAAGAGCGAGAGTTTGAGAAAATATTAAGTGAGCGTAGGAAGTTAAAAGATGAATGAACAGATCGTAGTTGAACTGATACTAGATGATGGAAATTCTAGGACTATATTTTCTGGAATAGAGAATCAGGCAACTCGATCTGGTACTGAAGTTGGCGAGAACTTAGAACGCGGTATACGAACAGGTGGATCAAGGGCAGTTGGTTTCTTGAGAACCCAGTTCGCTGCTTTTGCAGGATCCATTGCAGGCCTAATTGCAGTTCGGTCAGTTGTTTCTGAGCTTGCGAGTTTAGAGACGGCCTTTGCAGAAGTTGCGACCATTTTGCCAGACGTTACTGATGCAAACGATGAGCTTCGCCAGTCTTTTTTAAACAACGCCGGTGTTTTTGGTGGTTCAGCCACTGGGCAAGCTCGGGCCTTTTATCAGGTTGTTTCGGCTGGGATCACAGATGCTACAACGGCAAGCGAAACATTATTTGCAGCCAACCAGTTGGCCATCGGTGGTTTGACTAGTACAGAGAGTGCGATCGGGTTATTGACCACGGTTGTTAATACATATGGAATGGAAAACATAAGTGCTGCAATGGCTGCCGATGTTTTGTTTGGTACGGTGAGGCTTGGTCGTACAACTGTTGAGGAGCTTTCATCATCGCTTGGTTCGGTGTTACCTAGTGCTCAAGCTTTAGGTGTGAGTTTTGAAGATGTAAGTGCGGCATTAGCAGCGCTTACGACCAGGGGTGTTTCAACAGGTCAGGCTACGACTCAGTTAAATGCAATATTCACAGCGCTACTTAGAAACCAAAGAGTAGCGGCGATGCTTGGCCCAGAGGTGGCAGATGCGTTTAGTTTACAATCGCTTGAGACCATGGATTTGGATGTTTTTTTACGAAACTTGGTTGATTCGCTAGGCGGATCAAATGAGCAGCTTGTTCAGCTACTTGGAAGGGTAGAGGGTGCAATGGGTATTATCACTTTGGCGGGTGATGATTTTAGAACGCTTTCAAATAATATTTCAGAGTTAGAGAACTCGACAGGTGCTGCGGCAGCGGCATTTGATGTAATTAATAATACAGTTGGTCAGCAGGCATCGAGAATTGTGCCATTGATTACAAGTATATTTTCTCAACTAGCATCGGGATCAGGTGGTTTAATATTTGGAGTTGTTTCAAATATAGCATCTGGTCTTCAGACGCTTAATGAAAATTTTAATGCAGTTGCTCAAGTGGTTTCCAATACCACCAGATTCTTTGTTAGCTTCATTGCGGCCACTCAAGTTTTACCAGCGTTGATTGGTGGTATTGCTTCAGGGATTTCTTTTTTAGGTGTTGCGTTTAGAAGTGTTCAGGCTGGGATTGTTTCTTTTAGAGTAAATTTAACTGCGCTAATAAGTGGTGTTAGAACGGGAGCGATTAGTTTAACTAGTTTTGGCGCTGGGTTATCTAGTTTAAATGTTAGAGCAAGGCTTGCGAGTCTCGGACTTAATGTTTTGAGAGCAACAGTTAGGTTAACTGGTTTAGCTTTAACTCTTGGATTAACGCTTGCAATCGAGGCCGTGATAATAGCTGTGGGGCAGTTGATCGATAATTTTGGTGGCATCGGCAATGTGTTGAGGTTTGTAGTTCTATTTGCAAGGGAAAGATTCAACGATCTAACTTTAGCCGTGATTGATTTTCTTGATAGACTCACAGAGATACCAATCATTGGTTCCAGGATAGAAAGCGCTCTGGGCGGAACGTTTGATAGGATCAGGGATAATGCTCGTTCAAACTTAGATGACATAGCACAAGGATTTGATGACTTAGACGCGAGAGCAGCTATGGCAAGGCTTGAAGGAATGCCCCAGGGTGCAGCGCTTGGTAGTGCAGCGCCTCAGGTACCTGCTCCTAATATGCAGATGCCACCGGGTGCAAATACATTGATGCCAGATTTGGAAATGCCAAATGTAGAAGAGCAGACTCGTCAATTAGAAGATTTAGCCAGGAGACCAGCGCAGGCTTTACAAGCGGCAACGCAGACGGCACTTGTAGGATCGACAGAAGCGGTAACTTCAGGTTTTGAGCAACAGGTGAATGTTGCAGAGGTTGCCTGGAGCAGGATCGCTGAATTCATAGGTATACAGGGTCAGGAAATACAGGCAACTCAAGAGCAGCTTTCAGCAAGTACTGCACAAGCTTTTAGAAGAATAGGTTCAGCCGCAGTTGAAGGATTAGGGCGATCTTTTGAATCAGTTGGCAGAGCACTTATTACTGGAGAGAACGCATTTGAGGCTTTTGGTAGATCGGTGCTTAATGTGCTTGGGGATATCGCTCTTCAGGCTGGGGCTTTGTACACAGCTCTTGGTTTTGCTTCTGGAAACTTTGCGCAAGCAGCTCTTGGTATTGGTCTTACAGTTTTGGGTGGAGCGATTAAAGCTTTGGCTGGAACCGGTGGGGGCTCAAGTCCTACTCCAGTTAGTGACGGTGGAGCAATTTCAGGGGGGATAGACTCAAATCCCATCGATGGTAATTTGAGTCCGATTAACGGGGACGTGTCCACTGGTTCCCAGGTTAGTGTTGTGGTTAACGGAGATATTTTTGATTCGGAAGAAACTGGCCTTAGAATCTCTAGAATCCTTAGAGATCAGGGATTTCAGAATGCGGTGGTAGCTTAAATGATTGATACTTGGAGTGTTTTTAACTTTGGATTTAAAATCGATGCACAGCCATTTAATGGTTTTATCAACTTGGATGAAGGCTCTGGACCTATTACGGTTGAGCTTCCAGTAGGATCATTCACTCTTTCATCACTTGTTGTGGTTTTAAGAAACGCTCTTAACACTCAAGGTTCCCTGAATTACGATGTTGTTTTTGATCGAACAACTCACAGGTTTACAATAAGTGCAGATCAGCCATTTGATCTTTTGCTAAACAGCGGACAGAATTCATTTTTAACAGCTCTTAGGTTATATGGATTCTCAAGTGATCAGGATCTTTTGGGTCAGACAAGTTACATGTCTAATGCATCTGTGGGTGAAAGATATTATCCTCAATTTAAGTTACAAGATTTCGTGGCACCGGAAAATTTACAACAAAGAAATCAGTCGTCTAAAAACGTGGCTAGTGATGGCACGACCATTGAGGTTGTTAACTTCGGTTTGGCTAAGTTTATAGAATTAAACTTGAGATACATACACTCGGTCAGTGGGATAGCCGATGGGTTTTTTATTAGGAAAAACCCTAGGGGTTTAGAGGATGCACAGAGGTTTTTGCAGTTCATAACTGAGCTTAACGAGTTTGAATTTGTGCCTGATGTTGACCGTCCGGGTTTTTTATATAGAGTTATAGTTGAGAGCATGCCAGAGTTTAGGGACGGTACAGGTTACCGTTTAAGGGAATTGTTCGCTCAGAACTTAAGGGATGTCTTTGAGACTGGGATAATTAGATTAAGGGTTATTGATTAGTATTAGGGGTGATTTATGGCAGTTTCTGATGGTCAGCGGGCCAATCAACAAACATTTAATGATGCGTTCTTGTCAAGGACTCAAGATTCCGACACCGTTTCAGTAGTTGGTTTAAATCATCCTACTAGTGGACCGCTCATTCCAGATGCCCAGCAAAAAATTAATGATATAGACGGCGCGACTGTAGTCAACGCCGGTGCGATTGCAATTCTAGATGCGACTAAGCAAAATATTTCTGAAAAAGATATGCCTGGTGGTTATCCAGGTCTTGATGCAGATGGTAGGATTAGTCCACAAGCTTTGCCATTTGAGGCGGTCGAATATCAAGGGACTTGGGATGCTAGTACAAATACGCCAGCACTTTCGGATGGTGTGGGCGACATTGGTGATTTGTTTAGAGTAAATGCGGCAGGGACTCAGACTTTTAATGGCGTAGCCACAGAGTTTGAGATCGGTGATGTGATCATTTATAACGGTACGGTTTGGGAGAGAAACTTAGGCTCAACTATTGGTTCAATTGATGATTTAAATGATGTAGACATTACGACGACCGCAATAAATGATGGTCAGGGCTTAGTTTGGGACGCTACTAATAATCAGTTTGTTCCAGGTAGTGCTTCAGGTCGATCTAATATTCAGTTGATTGCGCCAAGCCCTGCAGCTGTTAGTTACGATGATACTTCTAATCAGCTAACTTTAAGTAATGATATTTTTGTTCTTCTTCCAGGCGCGGCACCGGGTGCCCATACAATTGAGGCTCAGTCGCTTGCCCTTGGTGCAAGTGGGGCAGATGTTGTTTATATACAGACCGATATAGCTAATGCCGACGGTACGGTTGTGCCACTTATGGTCAGTGACGCGATTAGCTTTGCCGATTCACCGGACAAAGTAATCGTTGCAGTTAGAGAGGGTAGTGAGTTATTCTTTGGGATAACGGATCCGCAAAGAGTTTCAGATGGTGAGACTGTGTCTCTTCAAGCTGGATCCAGTGTTGTACAAACTAACGTTATACAAGAAAATATATTGAGTTTGAACGTGACCGCGAATGGGACGATTGGCGAGTTAACTTTTAATAATTTATCTATTGGAAAAACTTATCATTTGCGCGGTCACGTTCGTTTAGTAATTGATGTTGCTGAACCAGATATAACTGCAACATTAAATGTTGTTCACTCTGGGTCTATAATAGATCAAAAATCATTCACGATTAATGAGGCTTCAAATACTGGTAACGACAGTGTGTCCGTAGCCTTTAACCAAACGTTTGTAGCGACGTCTACGGTTTTAGAGTTTGAGGCACAAAGTGCGTCCCCCGGGTCAGTGATCGTTGGTAATGGTTCAAGGGGCGTGACACTTGTTCAGATTGAGGAGCGCAATGATCTTCTTGGTCCAATCATACCTCAAAGCCAGTTGAATCGGACCGCTCCTCTTTATATTGAGTCTCCAGATTTTTCTTTTAATACGCTAAGTCCAGTTATAGGCGCATGGCATGATTTAGAAGCTTCCTGGTTTTTGAATATTTCTCCAGGTGTTTGGGATTTAGAGGCGACTGTTACTATGCAATCGCGTGCGGTTAGCGGAACAGGTTTTAACTTGATCGCGTTAACTAATGCAGCAAATGCAGCTGCACACGTATCAGCCAATACTATAATGAGTGATGTTGGTCCTCTTTATACAACGACGCGAGATCTCACCACGCATAGGCTTAGAATTAGAAATTATTCGACCACAAGTAATGAGGTCATCAGGCTTATTGCTTTTATCGGAAACTTTGCTGGGCTTGGTGGATTATCAGAGTTTAGTTTAAGGAATAATTTGTTTGGTTCGCTGGGGCCAGCGGTAATAAGCGCTAGAAAAATAGCGGACGTTTAGACCAAAAGGGGTAGATAGATGGTTGATTCTAAATCGTATGCAGTTAGGTATCAGGATAAAGTAAGGGTAGTTAGATCAAATGTGCCCCCACTTTCTTATATCTCTGAAGTTCCAGAGGAGATTTCTCCAAGCGATTATCCTTTTTTAAAGGTTAGTGAAAATGATCAGGGCTTAACTGTGATAGTCGATCTGGAGAGTAAGCATCGATTTCAGATGCAAGATGAGAAGGCGTCTTTAAAAGAAAGTATTTTAAGCGAGTATTTAAAAGATGTAGACGATGAGATGCATAGGGTTTTTGGGACGACATCAAGAGATGCAGCTAATAGTATGTTTTTAACTTGGCAGATGATGCTATCAAATCCTGGCAACTATGCTCCAGCAGGATTACTAGATGGCAATGGTTTAGCGCTAGACACCCAGTCTAAGGTCAGTGCCTATGCAAGGGATAAGGTTGAGATGGTAGAGTCTTATAGCGTATTCTTAATTAAGAGGCGGGAACAGTATTTAGCAAAGAAAAAAGAGGCACTTTAATGATCGAATTTATACAGACGCAGTGGCCAGCAATTGTGGTAGTTCTATTAGGGGTAAGTGAGGTTATAGCACTTGTACCCGGGGTTAAGTCTAATTCCATATTTCAGTCGATTGTGGGGCTTTTAAATAAGTTTAAACAGCAGCAATCCACTGAGGAGCAAGGAACACTATCAGTTTGTGGAGAACTAAAGAATCCTCAGCAGATTGCCGATGAAGTTACAAAAGATGTAACTCAGGATTAGTATAGCAGGTGATGTTTTTAGAACGCGTAGTTGCCAGAGTATTTATGCATGTTTTTGATAAAGTCTGGCTTAAGGTTGAGTCTGAATTCAAGGTTCGTCAGGACGTTGATAGGATTATGAGACAAGAGGACAGATTAAAAGTTGAGTTATTAGGGGAGTTAGACAATGCTGAAACATCTGAAGAAATTGACAAGATTCTTGAGCGCATTGTTGATTCTAGCAAGCGTAGCTAGTTGCGCCCATAAGTTACCAGCGTATCCAGACACAAAGATCTGCATTTTAGATTACGTTCGTGGCGAGCTTAGATGCATAAAGCAGGATAAAACAAAGTTTAATCTAAGTTACAAACAGGCAAATAAATTCATATGTACATCGGGTGAGGATTACCTAGAGGTTAATGCTTGGTTCAATAAAGTGGCTGAGATGATAAAGGTTGGGATAACGAGGTTTTGAATGCTTGAAATAGCTCAACAGGTAATTACATTTTTCACGGCCGGGTTGCTACTTTACTTCATTCAAGAAAACTTAAAAACCGCAAAAGAGGCTCAAAGTTCATCAAAAGTAAACGGCGATAAACTCGGGTCGTTAATGAATGAAATTGAACAAACTAAAATGCAGCTTAATTCCTTGATTTCACAAATAGAAAATCAGAACACAAAAGTCGACATGTACCAGACAAACTTAGACCAGATGTTTAAGTTTTCAAATGACCGACATAATGAATTGATGGAAGCTAATCAAGACCTTATGAAACAACAGCGTACAGTTGTGAATACAATGGGTTTAGAAAGAGCAAGACTTGATGCGTTCACAGAGACTGGCTTAAAGGTCATAAAAAAGTATGAAAGAACAGCAGATAAAGTCGATCGTTTGGATAGAGCTCTTAATCGTTTAAGGGGTCACGTTCAGGATGACTTGGTTGATCTTGAAATGAAAATAGATAAGCAGGAATCAAATACTAATGAATCAGATTCCAAGGATGAGTCAGATGATTAATTGGTTTTTGAAACGGGTTTCGTCAGTGGGATTTAAATTAGGTTTATGTTTACGAGATAAGAAAAACATCAAACTTAGTGAAGAAGCTTCACAGGATCTACAAAACAATGAAGAAGATATAGATTCAGATTTAAATGAGCAGCATGACGAAGTAGAATTCAGTGGCCCCACGATCAATGAGAAGATATTAAGGATCGCAGCACTTGAGATGGGCGTTAAGGAGTTAAAGGGTGAGAAGAACTCTGAGAGAGTTATGAAGTATCACCTTTTTGCAAGCGAGGACAATGATGTGGATCATCCGGACAGTGTCCCTTGGTGTTCAAGCTTCATTTGTTTTGTAGTTGAAAAAGCAGGACTTAGCTCGACTAATTCCCTTATGGCTCGGTCATGGGAGTATTGGGGTGAGAGCTCGATGCACGACCCAATCCCAGGAGACATTGTGGTGTTTTGGAGAAAGAGCCAGAAGAGTGGCTTTGGTCACGTGGGTGTTTTTTTAGGCAAAAGAGCAGATAACAATATTGCTGTGCTTGGTGGCAATCAAAAGGATGAGGTTAACATAAGCATATTTAGCCCGCATAAGATCGTTGATATAAGAAGAGAATCAGAGATCAGCCCGCTAGTTTTAGAGGATAAAGTAAAGCTTAAATCTATTGCGACTAATCTAATTTTAGGTGAAACTTTAGAGATAGCTAGTCGGGTCGTATGAGTTTAAATTTTACAACAAATACATTAAGAGCACTTGATGAACTTTCTATTGAACCAAACATAGCGGTTCAGATCGAAGGTTTCGATGTATTGTTCTCTGCAAATTCTTTACAAGAATTTATCACTATTAATTGCCCGGGGTTTTTCGTAGGTGAAGAGGGTTTTTTCATAGGTGGGCTTAAAGATCTCACAGAGGATGAAAACAAAAGATATATCGATTCAAGAAACACGACATACACCATCAGACAAAATATAAATTATACGGAAGGTGAGTCATCAACAATCACTACAATGAACGTGGGGTTAGTTGATAAAAATGAATTTGTCACAAGATTGATTTCACCTGGATTAGAAATTGACGACATCCTTGGTAGGAAAATTAGGGTTTATGTAACTTTCGGTAATGCTTCATTTTTTGAAGATTCAGTTTTAATTTTCAAAGGTTACTGTGTGACGGTAACAAGTGGTCCTGGAACAATTATTTTAAAGATCAATGCGCCAGATACTAGGAAAAATATTGAGCTATTTAATCAGGTTGAAACAACTTTAAGCGCAGCGATTAATGGAACTCAGACAACTATACCTCTTGAAAACGCTAGCGAATTCTTAGTTCCAGGTGGTGGTCTTCGCGGGTTTGCAAGAGTTGAGGACACTGGCGAAATCTTTGAGTACACAAGTGTTTCACAGACCGCACTTGGTGGGGTAACCAGAGGGCAGGCAGAAACATTACCGTCAGCTGCGATACCAGATGATCCAGGTAATCCAAGCTTTAGTGAGGTCACGCCGATTTATGGTCTTGCTGGCAACCCTCTTGATCTTGCGTTGCAGATTATGCTTAGTGGATACGGTGTCGGTCAGCCTGCCTATGAAGATATCGCAGTCAGTTCATTTGTTCAGATTGGTGCTGGTTCAAATCAGATGACTAATGCAATTTACTTTGATCAAGTCGATATACCTATTTTATACGGTGTTGTGCCAGGAGACATGATCAGTGTTACTGGCGCTATCAACTCTGCAAATAACTTATCAAATGCCGTTGTTTCGTCGGTTCAAAGAACAGATAGTGGTTTTGCGATCCTTATTGAAGGTGCAAATTTTGTTTTGGAGCAAAACTCCACTGCAGTGATTGCAACGTTTAGTCAGTACAATGTTTTACCTATTGGTATGAGCATGAGGCCAGATGATGTGGACATTGTAGAGCATTTAAAGATTAGGGATTTTTTCCATTCATCAGTTGAGATGTTTTTCTACCTTAAAGATGAGGAGATTAACGGTAAAGAATTTATCGCAGAACAGCTTTATAAACCGATTGCATGTTATGAACTTCCTAGAAAAGCTTCAGCCTCAGTGGGGTTTACTGTTGGTCCAATACCTGGGGAAGATATAAGAACGGTCGATATAACGAATGTGAAAAACCCATCGGCTGTGACAATACAAAGATCAAGTGCTAGAGCTTTTTATAATAGTATCGTCTACAGGTTTGATGAGGATCAAAGACAAGAGGATGAGAGCTTTAGGACTGGCCGTGTTTTTGTTTCCCAAGACTCTGCAAATAGGATTGATGGCGTGGATCGCACATTCGCAATCGATGCGCTAGGTTTGAGATCAGAATTGAACGGTCAGAACATCGCAGATCAAAACTCTTCAAGGCTTCTTGATAGGTATGAGTTTGGTGCTGAAATTGTAACTGGTCAAATTTTACTAAGAGACTTTGCAGAAGTTGAGGTTGGCGACATAGTGATAGGCGACTTAGAACAACTTCATGTTTCAGATATAACTAATGGTAGTCGAGTGTTTAGGCCAAGACTGTTTGAGGTTTTAGATAAAACAATGAATCTGAAGACTGGAAACATTAACTTCCAACTTTTAGATACCTCGATAGGTATTGATGAGCGCTTTGGGCTTATGAGCCCGTGTTCAAACATAATGAGCGTGATTAATTCGAATCAGATCGTGATTGGCCCAGATCCCATTTATTCCTCTCGCTTTGAAAACGATGAGTTTAGAAAATGGTTATCAGTCACTGGTGTAAATTGCCCTATCTCGGTTAACATATCAGATGCTAGCGGCAATATTTTAGGAGACCTTGTTGTGACCTCCATTAGTGGGAATACGTTTACATTTGATCAGGCGCCTTCATTTGCCATATTGCCAGGAATGATGGTTGAATTCTCTGGCTATGAAGATCCAGACACAAACGATAAACAACAATTGATTTATGGGTACATGACTAATAACACAACGTTCACAGATGGCGAAAACCAATATAGCATGATTTAATCTGCATCGACTCTTTGGGGGGTGATATAAATGGCGGACTTACCAAGTGTAATTGATAAGCTAAATGATATTGAAATAGGATCTGGGCAGCCGTTAACCGAAACGCTTATGCGGCGCTTTGGTTCTAACATCAACGCTATAATTGATTTCTTAGGTCTTGGCCCAGGAGGTGGATCAAGTGACCTGGGGGATTTTTTAACTGCAATCGATACGGTTAGAAATCATACTATGGAGCTTGTGATTGATTTTGATGCAGCACCAGTTTCTGTGTTCAAGCAGAGTCCAAGCTTTGTTCAAATTCCCTTTGTAGAAAACTACTTCGTTGTTGAATTCACGGACTTTTTAACAGATGACGGGGATTTACCAAGGGTTGAGTGCGGGATATCAGTTGATGGCGGTCCTTTTAATCTAAGGGCGCGCGAGAACACTGCTGGCTATATTACAGAAACTGGATCACCAGACATTGGTGGTTCAGGATCAAGACTTCTTTATGACACGGCTGTGGTTTATGAAAATCACCCTATAGCAACCATTGAAGAAGACAGCAGCTTCTTTGGATCAAGTCTACCAGATGCTGAGCCTGGGTTTATTAGAAACGGTCGTCACCTAATTGCAAAAGTGGACTGGAGAAGAGGCACTAGTTTTAGGATCCAGGCGCAAGCTCGGTGGGTGGGGTCATCCTCGCAACTTAGAGATGTAAAAATATATAGATATTTAAAGCTTAATGTTCAGTCTACTATTTTAGATATTGTTTAATGAGCAAGGACTCAACAAAGAAGGCTTTGTTTAAATACTTAAATAAGCGCGAACAAAGAAGTAGCACAGGGCCAAAACGCAAACTGAAGCAACCTGAAAAATGCACTGAAAAAGAAGTTCTTGCGTGGTGCGTGGATAAAGGTTTTCATGTTCACGTTGTTGAGTCGTCAACTTATGATTATCAGACTGGAAGGGCTTCAAGGCGCGTGACTGCAAAGGCTGGGTTTCCAGACCTTGTTGGGAACACCTCTGAAGGTCATAGTGTCTGGATTGAGTTAAAGGCAAAAAGCCGAATTTCAACATTGAGACCAAAGCAAAAAATCTTTCTTGAAACAAAGATAAGACAAAACTGCTTTGCTGTTTGCGTAGATTCTGCTGTTCGTTTGGATCGTTATTGGAAACAATATTCATCGCTAAACACTCCTGATTTAAGACAAAGCTTTCTTATTGATTGCTTACCCAAAAAAGTCCCTAAAAGATCAAAAAACTATGACCCTGATATGGGCTTTTAACTAATAAATAAATACGCAATAAGACCAAGTAGCATAAAGCTCTGAAAAGCGACCGCCATATTGATGATAATATCTTGCCTCATATGACGGTTTAATTTTCCAAGCATCTTTGAATGCCGCTCCAAAGTTTCAGCGTGATCAACTAAATGAGAACTAAAGTCAGTAATCTTTTTACTGCCCTCAGCTAACACTTTTTCATGGTTTATTAGAAGCTCAGTGTTTTGGTCAAACATTGCTAGAAACGTTGTGCGCTCACTATCGGTCATGCTAGTACCGTGAGCCCAGCTTTAAAGTCTTCAAATGATTTCTTTAGTAAAAGAGGCTCGCTAGAACCAACAAGCCATATTTTTAATTGACCAGTTGTTTCAGTCACAGGCTCAATCTTTATAATCATATCAGCGTTGATCATAACCATTGGCCCATCAACCGATTGTAGTTCAATAATTTTCATACAATATTCTCCCTTTTTTAAAAAGGTAACTCTTCTGTTTCATCAAAGCCAGCATTGTTTTTAGGGCGCTGTTTTTTAGCATTTTGAAAGGCAGAATTTGGAACATCAAGAAATCCGGTTATGAAAGTATTAGGATATTTCTTTCCATTGTACTCTCTAAAACCCTTTACCTCTACTTCAATTTTTTTATTAATTAGTTTAAAGCAAATGTCGGCTGCATTATTCATATATGCCTCAAGGTTTTTGGCAGGTTGAATATTGTCGAAAATAAGTAAGTTATCAAGCTGTTGGGCTGCCATGTTGTAAGACTTATCTGTAAAATAAATAGACTGCCAAATCTTTCGTTTATTAAAGTCGCCACCGTCAATAACGAATGTGAAGTTAATAAATGGAGATCCGTTTTTAGACTGATCGATTTTTACGTCTTCTAAAACGCAAGAATACCTTCCTTTTTCTAATTCTTTAAACTCTTTATCATCACTTTGGGCATCGTAGGTTTTTCCCCACATATCTATTACTCCTTTATTTGCTCAATCGGTTTCATTACCGAAATTGTTCTTAGTAGCTGAACAGCGGAGCATTCCCCACAATCGGCCAATACTTTTAATTCATTTCTTATTTTATCGCGTTCAATTCTAAAGTTATGAAAGCGAACCGGGCGTTTCGTTCCGCACTCAAAGCAATTATGGTGTGTTTCACAATTAACGGCTTCAAGAGCAACCGAGCGATCCGGTGCTATATACAGTTTTTCAGGCATTCGTCTGATCTAATATATTTTTAATCTTTTCGCTATTCATTTTTAATCTAAGCGGCAGCTTTATTTTAGAAGTCATATCACCTCTTGAACCGGCCTCTATATTTTCATGACGATCAGTTATAATAAAACGATCACCCTCGTGATTGATCTCAAAAAACCAAATATAATCCACAAAACCATGGATGAACTTCTTTGCACCAGCTGCAAGAGTTGTTGAAATCATTGTTTGTTTCCTTGGGCCAATTTCAACCTCATATTCTTTTTTATGAGAAACGAATATGAAACCGATCCCCAGTTGACCAAGCTTGTTACAAACTCTTGAAAACTCATAAGCTATTGCTTGATAGGCTTTTCCAAAGTTTTCATCACTAGGATGCTCAATTCCTTTTTTCTCACAGATGTATTCTGTGCACCAATTCCAAAGAATATCAACAGTATCAATTGCTAAGCACTTAAAGTCGTGACCACCTTTTGCAAGATCACGACAACACTGTATAAAATCAAGCCACCCTTGAGGCTGATTCCCATCCTTATTTGACCATCTATATATTTCTAAAAACGCGTGTCCTGGCTCGGAACAAAAGAATAATATTTTGTTATTCCCATCTCCAAAGTTCGCAATAGTGGTTGATTTTCCACTCTTAGGATCACCGTAAAATAAGTATTTTCTTTTTAGTCGATTGGTTTCTTTTTTGGATTTTTCGTTTGGCAGCGGCATATTTAACGGGTCCCTTTCCGTTTTATTTTTATCATGAACTCAATTATTATTTACAGAAGTAAAATCAAACCTGTCAAATAAAAAAAGCTGACTTAGAGAGTCGAAACTCTCGTCCATCAGCTTTGTATCGATGAATAAGCCAGCACAGTTGGGACCCAACATGATTTAAGTAAGTTAAACTCACTCGTATGCAAAATTGGAAACTTCTACCGGCCAAACGCCAACGATTAAATTATTAGCCGTTTTGTTTTTGAGTGTCCATCATTTTCAACTGCTGCTGCTTTGCAACGCAAAAAAACTGGATCCAAACGATTGTCATTGTAGCCGCCACTAAACCTAAAACCTGTAAAACCACCATATATACTGTCTCCTTTATTCACGCACACTGTTGATTGCAGTGCGTCCAGTATATCAAACTTGCGTAAAATGTCCAGGAAATGTCATTGTTTTGGTCAGCTCTGAGACACTAATAATGTCCGCAATCAACTATAAATACTAAATACTAATAAACACTAAGTTTTTTAAATATATATTTTTTTTAATAAAAAGAGAGGAGAATTATGGAATTAGACACTAAAACAGGGGTCTACGGTGAATGGGCTCCAGAATACTTTGATGCTGGCTATTCAGTTTTACCAGTACACCCTAGATCAAAGCGCTGTACACTTAAGAAATGGACTGAGAAGTTTAGCTATACTATGCCAACGTTAGACGAACAGGAGTCTTATCAAGAGCTTTATTCATCATATGGCATAGGTTTAGCCTGTGGTAAGGCTTCCGGGGTTATCGCCATTGACTTTGATCTTGAGGGACCAGAGAGCAAGATTATAGAAAAGCTCATCATTTCTGTTTTGCCGACATCAAAATGCATCAAAGTTGGTAAAAAAGGGTGGACTCGTTTTTATAAATACAACGAATCCATAGTAAATAAAGGAATTAACCGCCTTGGAGTTAGAGCCGTTGACATTCTTACGACGGGAAAACTAACGGTCATGCCACCATCAACACACCCAAATGAACCAAAAGGATACAGGTGGATTACTCCTGATAAACTCACAGACCTTGATAGCACCGATCTAAACGACATCAGTTTAACTGATATAGATAACATAGTAGATATCTGTGAGTATGATCAGAGTTTTATTAATAGTACTGATCTTACGACTAAAAAATCCAGACACGATGCTATTGTTGGGTTTATTTTAAAAAAATCTGATGTTTTAGAAAGTAAAAAACAACTAATAAAAGAAACTATGGAGTTTGATGATGAATATAATGGAGATGATCCAAAAGGACCCTATTTCAAGGACGAAAAATACCTTGGCGGTTCGACCCCAATCAAAAGAGCAGCAGATCTCGTTGATCGTGTATGCAAGTGGAAAAAAACCAAGCGAGCGCGCGCCGGAATTAACTGGACTATTGGAAAATACTCTAGGGATAAAGTTGGAGAGCATGACCCATCGTCTGACTACAAAAAGTTTAAAGACTTTTTTGAGTCTGTGTTACCTGACGCGGTCAAATGTACAATTAACAAGACGGCTTTCAAGCCTTGCAAATATAGTAGCAACTGGATCCCAGTTGAAAACAGTATCAAGACGCTGGAATCCCTTGCGACTGACTACAGCCTTAAAGCACACTTTACAAGTCGACATCTCTCACGATGGATTGACGGGCTTGAACCTAAGCTTAGAATTAGGGTACCTGAACTCAAGGATGAATTCAGCAATGATCCAATTGGAGAAATGGTCAATCGACTCCTCGTTACCAACGTGGCTCACAAGTACGCCACCGAGCTTTTCAAAGAGTGGGGAGCCAATGTTTTCAGACGACTCTATTCAACAGGTGAAACATTAGAACAAAACAAGATGATCATACTTAAAGGTGGTCAAGGGATCGGAAAAGACTCCTTTATTCATCACTTCTGCAAAGGCTTTGGCGTTTATTACTCAAATATTCCAGTTAGCGAGCGGGCAAAAGACAATTATGAACGAGTATCTGATCTCTTGATTGCTAATATCCCGGAGTTTGATGAAACAAGAAAAATGTCGATCGCTGTTTTGAAGGATCTAATAACATCACACGGCGCAAGATTTAGGGCAGCATACGCAGCAAAAGCTCAGTATGTGCCCTTTTACACATCATATATATCAAGCTGCAACTTTGATAACATATTAAGAGACTCATCTGGTAACAGACGTTTTATAGTCCTTAATGTGGACGCAATCTCTTGGGATTATGCTTCCATAGACCCAATGCAGATCGTTGCCCAGTGCCATCATCTATATAAGAAAGGCTTTCGGGCGTCAAAAGAAGCAACTGACGCAATGGATAGTTTTGTGCGCAGCGAAACACCAAAGAGCACAGATGAGATGATCGTTGAGATGGCCACAAAGATTCTAACCGACATGGATAGAATGAAATCTGGTGGATACGGTGCCTTAGCATCAGACCCTGAATGGTACACGTTTGCTGAGATAATGATGGAGATGATCCCCACTATGAAGCGCGCAATCGGGGTTGGGCAAAACACCATCCTTGGAGCCATGAAGCGTGGGGGGCTAGCCAAGGTGGTTAGAAATCAGACGGGGAAACGCGATGACATTACAACATTGTATGGAATCGGCTTATTAAATAAGCAAAAAACCGTTAATTGATTTATATCAATGTGCTGTTTTTATATGCAAAAACAGCCGTCAGATCGAAAAAAAATTGAAACACAAAATGTTTCGTTTTTTTTTCGATCTGATATCTAAGTAAATGGCATTAGCGATGCGTTATTTGCATAATAATTAGACATTTATATAGATTTTGTTTATTTTAACGCATAATGTCTGTAATATTTTTCGATATGATCTCCATTGTGTTGGCTTTAATAATCTAGGGACCGATGTTCGGTCCCTAAGTATGTGATATAAAAATAAGCACATCGTTTGTAAATTATTAATATTACAACTACTTTTTACTGAAGGGATAGAAGGGATAGAACATTAAGTAAAAACAAACTAATATTAAGTTGGTTATATTGGTATAGTGGTATTAGTAAATATGTATATATATAGGGAGGTCGAAAAAAAAGTGGTTTTTTCCATGTTGTTCGCTCCCTGTGAGACTAAACTATTGATATCATAGGCTTTTTTGAAGGGAGTGAACTTTATTTTTGCAAAATGTTCGGTCCCTAAATAAATATCGAGATTAAAGTGGGGTTATTAGCAAATCCCGATGATCGCAAGCTGAATGCTTTGTGCTTTTAGAGCCTTCAAAATGCCCCGTATCAAATCTTTTAATTAAGGGGCCTTGTGGGGTGACACTTGATATAATCAAGCAGCGAGGCCCGCTCTAATGTGCCTCAAAAGAGTCTGGCTTTGTTGTTTGCTAGTTATTATTGCCTCAATCTTGGTTCTACCTAATCTGATTGATGCCAGATGGGCCTCGCACCTTATTACACAGATGCCTGAAAAATATGCACACTATTGTGGAAAACCTTGTGGAAAACTTGAATAAATCAAACTATTAATATATAATGTTTTTTAGTTTACTTTTGAGGTGAAAATAATGATTAATAATGAAATGGGCGAGTTTTTAAAAGAATCGCGGCTTGAAAGGGGTTTTAAGCAAAACGAGCTTGCTAGAAGACTGGGACTTGATCCTCAAGTTATTTCAAATGTGGAAAACGGGCGAGCGCTGCTACCAAAAAAGAAGTTCTCAGAGGTAGCAAAATTGCTTAGGATCGACTTTTATGAGCTTCTGGACATTCACCTAGAGGACACAAGAAGAAAGATATGCAGGCTAAACAAGCGACGATACATTTAGAACAAGAACTATCAACGATCACGTTGTTATCTTGGAATATGTTTATCATTGTTTTTATGGTCTGGATTTACTTCACACATAGGGAGGTCATGATTAAGTATGATGTCCTTATGAACAGATTGGAATATATTGAGGCTGGTTTTCAACCAGCGTGTGAACCTAGTGTCACCGGTTATGATTAGCAAACTTACAAAGCTTGGAGTGATGATTATGGCTCCAGAATTATTATTAGCATGCTTGATAGGGTGTGCGCCGTCGAATGAAACTTGGGGAGATGTTCAGGGTCTTGAATTAGAGGGATGTACAGGGGTCAACTCAACTTTTGGCCCCATAATTATATGCAAAGACCTAGACGGTTTTTATTGTGAGGGAGACAATGAAATACGATTATACAAAAACGCCACCGATAAGCCCAAAACACTTAAGTAGATTGCTAGATGATTGTCAGGAAATGAGAAGAAAATCGGAGTTTTGGCAAGAACAATGGAAAATATTAGCAGACGCAGTCGATGATCATCTTAAAAAGATAAGTCATATGGATATACAGTCGGCTAAAAATGTTGAATTTAAGATGAAAAAAATCAGGGAGGATTTTTGAGTAATAAAAGGGATGCAGAGTTTGAGATGTGCATAGGAGTTATAGTGCTCCTAATTTTTGTGTTTTTCTTTTTAACTAGCTGCTCGGTAACAAAAGAAGTTCAAGGTTTACAAAAACTAAAAGCTGAATGTGATGCTTTTGAGCTTGAACTCGCCGGTTTAAAGGCTAAAAAGTGGACAGACTTAATCGATAAACGTGCAGACAAGTGCCGTGAGCACGGATTTTGGACTGGCAAGCTTGATAAGCAAAGACGTAAAACAGAGCGAGAAGAGTTAATGGATGAGTTTTAATAGTTCTGGCAAGCCGTGAAGAGCATGATTTTGTTTTCTATTGTTTTCCCAATAGCTTTTTCTATTCATCTTACTGGTTGTGTGTCAAAAAAGATGCTTAGTTGTGCGAATAAATGCGAAAAAGAGAGTCTTGTTATGGGGAGTGGCCCAGATGATTGTTACTCTGCTTGCAGGATAACTGAGGGGGTATGGTGAAAATGAAGATCAAAGGTATGGTCAGAAGTAAAAATTGGGCCCGGCAAGTTGACATGGAAATCAATCAGGATGCACCATATACATTGATCATTGATGAACGTGGAGTTAGGGTGGTTTCAGGGAATGAACAAAATCAAGCAACTGATATTTCATTTGAGGGAGACTTACCTAAAATCCCAAAACCCCCAATGTTCAGCCCAGGTAAGTAGAGATTTCGATTCGGCAGTAACCGCGCTAGAAAAGCTTATACAAAGATTTGAATCGGATCATCATTGCAGGTGTGATCTCTATAGCATATCGGTTGGTAAGAGCTATTGTACCTATTGCAATATGTCCGAGGTTCTAGAAATAGCAGCTGAAAGGCGTGAACTTTGATCGGACTTCCTTATTCATGCCCATGGTGCAAGTCTCAAAGGAAAATTACTCAAAGTGTGAAATCGCAAAAGAAAACCATAACTCTATACAGGTGTGGCAGGGCACTGATCCTAAAAGAGGATGGATTCAACACTAAAACAGAGTGGAGAGTAAACTCATGCAAGGGCGAGCTAGAATTCAACAAACCGAGATAACCAGTTACCAAGTCATGCAGGAAAGGTTAATAGAAACCAGGGATCTCTTATCGATAGCAACTGCAATCATCTTTTCCAAAAAAGAGTTGCCAGAAAAATCTAAAAAGTTATTTTATGATAAGCTGATTGAGCACGGATTACTCGACAATATACCAGATAGTTGATTAATATCCCGAGCTAGCCGATAGGCTAATTATTAATTAAATAGGGGGGAATTGTCATGAAAACAGGACGGCCAACAAAATACAAAGAAGAATACTGCCAACAGATTGTTGATTTCATGAGTGATGGTGCATCCATCGTAGCGTTTGCTGCAGAGATTGGTGTAAACGATTCAACTATATACGAATGGGCCTCAGTTCACCCTGAGTTTTCCAGGGCTAAAAAATTAGCAATGAGTAAAAGCCAAGCCTGGTGGGAGTTTCAGGGCAGGCGGGGTATGTTTACAGGTAACGATACAAAGTTTAGTGCATCGACTTGGATCTTTAATATGAAGGCAAGGTTCGGTTATAGAGATGTTCAACATGTCGAGACTGACATAAAAGTTGAAAAAGCATTCAATATTTCTAAAATGACTAAAGAAGAATACATGGAATTTATTTCCAAACAATTTGAAAAGGAGAGCAAGCAAGATGGAGAAGATTGATATTCAGTTATTTAAATCTTTCAAGGTTGTAGCGACTCAAAGTGGTTCACATTGGCAACGATAGGAATATTTTCAAATTCAAATGGCAATGATAGTAATGCAAACGTTTCAGAAGATTCATTAATTTCATTTGGAACGGCACAATCAAACTATCAAGATGTTGGTGATACGAGAATGCAATGGGGTCTGTCTTCAAGTTCTAGCGATAACATAAAGGTTATCTTACCTAAGCCTTTCGCTAATAATAATTATGTTGTAACTTTAATGGGAACTTTTGGTGCGGCAGCATATCCTGGTGAGAATGTTGCTACTACGGCAGTTAATGGTTTAAAGACGCCAACAGAATTTAGCATAAGTACAAGTGATGCGAATGCTGAGTTCGATTGGATAGCAGTAGGTGTTAAGCCATAAATAGTTCAACGCCAAATTATTCCACATTTTTACCAATACCAGGGCAGGCGGAGGTGCTTTATGACATTAAGGACTTTGATTACACCAATGGCGTTTTTGAGTTACTTTTGTCTGGCTCTGTTGGCAGCGCTAAGTCTATGCTTCTTGCGCATATTGCAGTTGATCACTGTTTACGTAATCCTGGGGCCGTGTTCGGCATTGGGCGACTGGCTTTACCAAGGCTCAAAGAAACGCTTTGCCAAAAGATCAGGGAGCACCTTGATGGCACAGGCATCCGGTATTCATATGACCAAACCAAAGGTAGTTTTAAATTTTCCAACGGATCGAGAATAGTTGCCTTCAGTTGGGCAGATAAGCAGTACGAGAAGTTCAGATCATATGAATTAAGCGGCATGGGCTTTGAGGAGCTCAGTGAGAACCGAGGTGATCATGAGCGTGCTTACAAGGAGGCTTTTGCCAGGGTTGGCAGGCTTCGTCACGTAAAAGAGAAATTGATAGTTTCGGCTAGTAATCCAGACAGTCCTGGTCACTGGGCTTATAAATACTTTATAAATAATAAGAGCGCGTCTCGTCGGGTTTATTACTCACGGACGAGTGATAACCCGTTTTTACCTAAATCATACATTAAGAACTTAACCGAGATGTATGATCCAAAGATGTATAAGCGAATGGTCTTGGGTCAGTGGATTGAAATCTCAGACGAAGTCATTTATCACACCTACGACAGTGCGCTAAACTTCAAGGATTATGAGTATAAGGTTGATGATAGGTTTCCTATTTATATGTTCTTTGATTTTAACATTGGTCATGGAAAGCCACTGAGTCTTGGATTTCATCAGTTTATTCGTGGTGAATACCATGTTTTTGCGGAAGTGATTATTGAGGGTCAAAGGACAGAGGATGCCTTGGTTGAGGCTTATAACCGCGGGTTACTAGACCATGATACTAACTATGTAGTTCATGGTGATGCTACTGGTCGGGCCAGGAATACAAGAAGCGTGCATAGTGATTATGATGTTATTGAGGATTACTTAGAGTCTAAAAGGATAAGGTTTGACATTGATGTACCAAGGTCTAACCCTCCAATACGCGAGCGGCATAACATCGTGAACCGGGTTATTCTTAGTCAAGGGGGCAAGCGTCGATTATTTGTTTATAAGGGTTGTGACATAACCGATGAAGGTTTGAGGTTAACAGCGCTTAAAAAGAACGCAAACTACTTGGAAGATGATTCCAAAAGGTATCAGCATATAACGACCGCTTTGGGTTATAGCCTATGTCAAACAGAAAACGATATGTTGAACAACAAGAGCGAGACAAGCATACTTACTCTGAGCGGCGGAAAATGGCTTTAGAGGATGGTCTTTATTTTAAAGGCTGTATTAATGCGCTAGAGGAATGGGATGAAGATTGGGTTTGTTGCCCAGTCTGTGGTGGTCCGATCGTGGAATCAGAAATAACAGGTGAGCTCATGATTGAACATGATCACAGCGTTGATACAATTGAGCACTAACGGGGGTTCGGGTGGAAATAAATCTTCTAGATGCTGGTTTTTTAGCTGGCGTTGCAACTGATATTGAAAGCAGTGATAACAAGCTAAGAAAGCTTGAGTCGTATAGAGCATATGACATCTTCAACGGGAATCAGCACAGATATGCGATCGATGCATTGTGCAGAGATTACCCAATTGAAAGTGTTAAAGCCATGAGAACTGTCACAAGCATTAACTTTGCCAGAAGGATAGTTGATGTTGAGGGGGCGGTTTATAAACATGCTCCATATAGGCACTTTAATGCTTCAAACGATATGATTTCAGATGCGTTGAATCTTACCTACTCCAAGCTTGGAATTGATCAGAAGAACAAGCTTGCTAATAAGTTCTTCAAGCTTGATGAGCAATGCGCAAGCATGATTGTTCCGAACCCAGCTACCGGTTGCATAGGAATAAGAAACCTTCAAAACTGGCAGTATGATGTTATTCCCCACCCGCTGTGGCCAGAGATGGCTATGGCCTACGTTATTCCAGTGTCAAATAATCCTAGGGACTTTTCAGCAAGAACTCGAGGCGATGGTTACGATCAAAGAATTAGTGACGTTAATGATGGTGAGATGGCCAACAAGAGATACATTCTTTGGAGCAATGAATACAACTTCATGTTCAATGGTTCAGGTGAGATTCTTACCCCAGAAGACCAAATTGAGAATCCAATCGGTGTAATTCCGATAGTTGACATAAGTGGCCCCAAATCAAATAGCTTTATTAATACGACTGATAATAGTTTATCTAGATTCACAATTGATTTCCTATGTCAGTTAAGTGACCACGCAACGAATATTCAGATGCAGGGTTATGCTCAAGCTGTGTTGAGTGCGACTGAGGTTCCAAAAGACATAATGGTTGGTCCACAGAGAATCTTGTTTTTGAAAAAGAAAAAGAATGCAGATCCAAGTGAGCAGCCAGAATTTCAGTTTGTAAACCCAAATCCGGACATCCAGGGTTCAATGGATAGTTTGATGGGTTTTCTAAGAATGTTTTTATCGAGTCGTGGGAATAAAACTAACGTTGTAACGTCTGGTCAGCAGCAGATGGAATCAGCCACCAGTGGTTTAGAGCGGCTACTTAAGATGATCGAGCAGCATGATATGAGCCTTGATGACTTTGCATTATTTGAGCAAGTTGAGCGAAAGCAGTTTGAGATCATTAGGCTATATCACAACTATTTACAGTCCATTAGCCAGGACGTTTTTCCGGTTTCAGAGTCGGCGAGAGGTCCAGAAATTCCAGATGACGTAGAATTTGATATAGAGTTCTATGAGCCTCAAATGGTTGAGACGAATGCCGATAAGCAGTCGAGGCTTAATGAAAGGCTTGAAAACGGTACATTGAGCCGAATTAGATATGTCATGGAGTTGGATGGTGTTGATGAGCAAACAGCTAGAAGGTTACTTCAAGAGGCCGATGAGTTTGGTGCTTTAAGTGATATCCAGTCGTCTTAGGAGAAATTTAAGTGCAAGGGATCCGAGATTAATTTTGGATCTACCTCTTATTTTTGGAAAAGAGATAGTAGAGGATCGGTTGCGAGATCAGATTGGTCAGCGGGTTATCGATAAGATAGTTGATAGGACTGAGAACTCAAACTTTCTTCAAACTCGTCGTTCAAACAGAAATAGGCGAGCAGCGGACAGGCGATTTAACAGTGCTACTCTTTACACGCCAGAGTATGTGAATAGTTTTGAGTTTAGGGTATTTTTCAAGCGTCAGGGTCAGGTGAATCTAACAGCTAGCGGGGATATGCTAGGTAGTATTGATATAATAGATTCAAGGCCAGACAGGATGACAATTGGTTTTGCAGATCAGCTTGAGGCTAACAAAGCGCATGGTCATATTACAGGCAGTGTTGGTAAGCAGCGGGATTTCTTTGGGTTGCCGGAATCAGAAATCATAAATTTGAGGAGAGAGTTTCGCCAAGAGGTATCTGAGAGTGGTCGGATATTTGGTCAAGATGATCAGAGGCTTCCAGGGGAGAGTAACTTAGATTTCTTGATAAGGGTTCTTGGAATTGGCTAGGGTAAGGGTAAGGGGAACAAGGCAGCTTCGTATTGCTATTGAGTCTGAGATAAATAGATTGATTGATGATCCTAGGCTGCAGGGTCAGATTGGTCAGTTGATAACTAGGCGTATGCGTGCAGAGGCTAGGTTATCTAGGAATATAAGAACGGGTCGTAGTTTGCCAACTTTGTCTCCAAGTTATAGGGCCAGAAGGTCTAGGCTGTCGCGTGGGAGTAGCATTGGCAGGGGATTAACGACAGATTCCAGATTTTTTAGGCCCAACACTAGTGTTTCGAATTTAACGTTGAGCGGTCAATTTTTAAGATCTTTGAGGTACACGCCGATTAGGTCTGGGAGAAATAGAGGTGAAGTTGTGGTTGCGGCCAGTGGTCGTAGGCGCGAGGGACTTACTAACGCTCAAGTTATAAACTTTTTAATAGACCGGGATGAGGACTATAACATCTTTGGTTTAGACGATAGATCGATTCAGCGTATAAGAAACTTAGTGACACGTGAGCTAAGGCGTAGACTTAGGACGCAGAGGGGTAGATGATTTTGTAACTAAAAACCAATTGTGAATGGTTTGCAATTGGCAAAACAATGGAGGTAGAATGTCAGTTGAGTCTAAAGATCCTAGTGGGATGCCGGAAAGTCAGTCTAGTGGGCAGGCAGCGGAAATCAAAAGCGAGAGAGTTCAAGAGTCTAGTGGACAAGAGCAAGTCGCAAATAATCAGACAGTAGCGTACGAAACTTACCGAAAGAGCGTGCAACAAGAAAAGGCTGCAAAGCATAGGTTGCAAGAGGCAGAATCAAGGCTTAAGGCCGTTCAGGCTGAGAAAATGGAAGCTGAAGGTAAGAAGGATGAGTTGATTGAGTTTTTGAAGAAAGAAAACTCAGAGATGAAGCAGATACAGTTAGAGACTGAAGCTAAGGTGATACACGAGAAAGTGAATTACCAGATTCAGGAGTCAGCAATTGAAATGGACTGTGTGGATGTAGACCTCGTTAAATCGCTCATCGATGTAAGTGATCTGGATGTTGATGCGAATGCAAATGTAAGCGGAGACAGTTTGGCGCTAGCTTTAGATAGGCTTAAAAGAAGCAAACCTTATTTATTTCTTGGCAACAGAGCAGCAGTTGTTGATGCGCCACCAGCGAGTAGTTCTCAAGGTCTAAAACCTGAAAAGAAGAATTATTCGCAGTTAAGTGATGCAGATGCGAGAAAGCAGCTTGAGTCAGAACTAGCTAAATTTATGTAAAGGATTTTAAAATGGCAGATGTAATTGGAGCTACGGCTCTAGCAGGTACAAAAGAAGATGCAATTGCAGGGTTTCTGCAAGCTAAACTAAGACAGAGCGCTTTGCTTTTACCAACGGTCACTGACTACTCGTCTTCGGCAATTGATGGTAGACAGAGTGTATCTATCACTAAGCAAAGTGATGAGTTTGTTATTAACAAGCTTCCCACTCCTAACGATGACAACTCAGCATGTCCTCTTCCTCAGAAGATTACTTTCGGAGCTGACAAGATCGATTTCGACTGCAGAGCTCACGTATCATGGCAGATCGATGATTTTTGTGACATGCAGTCTCGTATTTCAGCAACTGCAGAAGCTATGGAATCAGCTGGTTATGCCCATGGCGCTCACATTGATAAGCTTATCTATGCTAATCTTTTTGACAACGCTTCTGCAGATAACGCTGTTACTGATTCTGGCGACATCATCACTAACATTGCTTGCGGTGAGCAGAAGCTTCGTGAAGCTAACGTTCCGTATACTATCGGTGATATTTTTTACGTGATGACTCCTGAAGCTAAGAAGGATCTTCTAGTTTCCGGTAACTTAAAGATTTTGGATACTTCAATATATGGCGGTCAGATGCCTTTACTTCGCGGTGAGATCGGTATGCTTCTAGGAGCTCGTTTGATCGTGACTAACCACGCTAATCCAGCTTTTAACTCTGAGCTAGCCGGTTCGCCTATTAAAGGTCAGATGATGTATCACAGAAGAGCACTTGGTTTTGCGCTTCAGTCTGGTCCTCGCGTTAAGACTGTCGATGATCCCGATTGCTTTACAACTCACTATGGTATGGCTCAGATGTACGGAATGAAAGCATTGTGCGACGGCCGTTATATAGCTGACATCGTATAAGCGAGAATTGATTGGCTCTTGGAAATGAGAATCTTATTCCAAAGTTTGTTAGTGCGTCGAGTCCGATGGGGCTTCGGCGCGCTATGCATTTGAACAATGTTCGAAATGGAAAAACGTTTACTTATTTTCAAATAATGCAAGATCGCTCTCGATGGATAGCTTGGTATTATGATCACGAAACGGACCCTGAAGAATTGAATAGGGTAGGCAGGGAGGTCTTTAGTGGCGACGAAACTAACTAAAGATTTAGACTGTATACCAAGGGAAGTTTTAGAAAAAGAGTCGATGACGCTTGATTGTAACGATGACGTTGCAAAGAGGGTTGTAGATCCGTGTGCATTATCAAAGCTTGATCAAGTGATTGCGGCTATTCAGGATTTAGAGTTATCAGGTGGTGGTGGTGTGTCTAACGTGAAAGATTATATTTCAGATGAGGCTACAATCAGTGCAAATCGCGCAGTGGTTATTAGTGATAGTGGCCTTGGTAATGTTAAGTACACTCAGCCCACAGATACAATGAAAATAGAAACTATAGGAATTTCCATAAGTGCAGCATCAATGGGCGGAGTAGTCCGGGTGCAGTGCGATGGTTTTTTAAGTGACGGGAGTTTTTCTAGTTTCACTGTTGGTTGTCCAGTTTTTGCGACAGTTGACGGGATGTTGGTTAACAGCATGCCAGCTCTTGAAAATGGCGAATATGTCTTGAGGGTTGGCAGGTATGTTGGTCACAATACGATAGAGATAGAAATAGAAGAACCACAGCTAATTAGTTTGTGCTCATGAAAGGTATAAAATGTCAGCTTTAGGCAATTTTTTTAAGACAGTGGATGGAACCACTGGTAAGGAAGTTTTAAAGGAAGCGTGCACGACGGCAACTCCAGGGTTGAGTCAGATTGTTTCCACGGATCCCACAACAGGTCAGCTTAGCCCAGGGTTAATTCCCGGCGGTGAAGTATGCACAGCTCCAGCGGGCGAGGCGTTAGCAGCAGGTGATGCGGTAACGTTTGATGCAACTGGTAACGTTGTAAAGGCAGACAACACTAACGGCCGCTCAGCGATTGGTTATGTTGTAACAGCCGTTGCAAGTGGCGATGATGCAGAAGTATTTGGTGAAGGCATCATGACTGTCGCAGGTCCTTTAACAATTGGTCAGTGTGTGTTTTTGGATACTGCTGGTGCAGTAGTTCAGACACCGATCGATCCGACAGTTGCAGGCAATAATGGCTTCTTGATTCAAGAGGTTGGTATTGCGATTAGCGCGACTCAGATAAAGTTTGAGCGTGGTGATGCTTCAACGATTGAGCAGTGCTAGTTAATTAATGGCAGGTCGTAAAGATTTTTTCAAAACTATAGACGATATCACTGGTAAGGAAACCTTGGCGCAAGCTTGTACTGAGGCGACCAGTGGTGTTAGTCAGATTGTAGCGACAGATCCTACGACTGGGCTTATTGATCCAAGTCTTTTGCCGGCCTCAAGTGCATCCGGTAACTTTTCAATATTTCCAATATGGGCAGAGGAATCTGGCGCATTAGCGAGTAATAGTACTCAGTGGTCATATGGTAACGGCGCGACTGGGACAATAGGTATTGTGCTTCCAGTTGATGCGGAAGCTTTTGCAATGACACTTGAGGCTGATGTAGTCGGAACTAGTGTATCCATTGAGCTCATGCAAAACGATTTGCCAGTGGTTAGTACATTGTTTGTTGGTTCAAGGGATTTTGTTAATTTAGATACGCCGATACAATTTGTTGCTGGACAGCAAGTTGGATTTAGAACAGATGTTGAGATCGGAGCATATTCAGATGTCCGCGTTGCAGTTTGGTTTAGAATAAGAACAGCAGATGTTGCGATTGATCCTTTATTAAGTAATGGCGGTAATGCTAATAGTCTTCACCACCATTCTGAGCTTTGCACACCAGACACAACGGATTTAGCAGTCATCACTGAAAATGATTTGAACCTAAGATTTCCAGGATATCCAGAAACAAGAGACGATGGCGGAGTTTTCACCAAAGCTCTTACTTCAACAGATGCTAACGGTTCGGTCGTTTTAAGTACAATATTGCCATTTTACCAATCGCAAAAAGTCGACACTCCTTTAGCTAATCAGTCTACAGCATTGCTTGCTCATAATTCGCTAACTTTAGTGATACCAGATGATGGATTATATGAGGTTAGGGTGTTTTTCCTATGGTCATCAGATAGTGCTGCAACTGATTTCATATCGGAGCTTAGGCACAACGGGGCAACTCTTGCTAGGCAAAGACATGAGCCTCAAGATGTGGCTGGCGTAGGTATAGTTGCAGATACTATTAACGCAGCTGGGACAATTAACACTGGGACAGATCAGAGATACCCATCATACATGGAAGATGATGTTCAGCTATTGGCTGGCAGTCATACGTTTGAGTTAGTGTTTGCAGCGAGCACAACAAATGATGAGCCCACAGTTTACCAGTCGCTAGTTAAAGTCAGGAGGGTTCAGTGAGTGATCCTAAGATAATTAGTATGCAGATTGAAGAGACCGCTGGGCATTTTCATGCGATTGATTACAAAAAAGATCTGAGTGTTAAACTTCAAAAAACGGTAACTTTCGGTGAGCCTGGATTAATGACAAAGGTTGAGTACTTTGCAGATGAGGACAAAGTTGATCGCGTATTAGATGTGATAAGAGAGTATGATGTTGAAGAAGTAACTAATAAGATTTTAAGGAAAAAAACCATCAGGATTTATTACAATGAAGATGGAACACAAAACGATAATATAAAAGATACTGGTTGGTACACTTACACTCCAGAGGAGTCTAGGTCTGCAACTCACAGACGACGGGTTAATGTCACAAATAAGTTAGAAAGCGATATGTTAGCGTTACTGCTTTCGGCAGCTGGTAGTGATCAGACTCAGCAAACGGCTAATTTAGCAGCTGGTGCAAACTTCATGAAGGCATTAAG